CTCCAGACTTAATAATTTTTTCTGTACTTGTTGTTGATGGTATAATGTTTATAAATGTCAATGTCAAGCTAGTAGTATCGGCTGAAGTAACTCCTAGAGATATATTATTCAAAAAGTTGTTTTGTGTTGGTGTAAATTCGTTGGAAACTGGTATGTTTGAAATTGTACCAGTTGAAGTAGTTTGAGTGTCTGTGCTTAAATCTATTTCATACCATACTCCACTCCAGACCTCTTGATTAGCATTATAAGTTACTTGGTAAGGAGCATAGTTGATTGAATCTACTTGAATACCATTGATAAAATGATATGGTTGATTTAAGTGTGTAATTTTCAAACTAGTATTTAATATTTTAGCTCCTTGCATTTGTCCTTTGAGAATTTGCTGAACTTGTAATTGTGTAAACTCTACACCAGTACCAGTTCCAAAGGCTTTCCAAGTTGCATTAGTACCATCGTCAAACGATGAAGTAGAATAGTCAAATGTTTCTAATCTTCCAACTGCACCACTTGTTGGACCAGTTCCAAAGAAGCTCTCATCAAGTTCTAATTTTGCTCCATCGTCTATAATTGTTCCACCAGGAGCATTATTAGCAATAAAAAACTTAGATGAAATTACCTCATTATTGAGTAAATATTTTATGCCTTGAGTCTCGTCATTTTCTGGAGGAGAATAAATTAAAATTTTTGTTGGGTCAATAGTTGACGTAGTATTAAGTATTTCTATCTCAGATATGTTTGAGGGTACACTAGCAAAGTTATTATAAAAACATTTAGCATATGCCTCAAAAAATAACTGTCCACTTTCTGGCAGCTCCGTTGTTTGTACGTTTACATTTATATTATTATTACCAAAGTTAAAATTGTACCAATCCAATGCTGGACCAATTTCTTGAGTTATTGGATGGATGTCATTTGTAAACCAAGTGTCATTATTTTCGCTTAATGGCCAATAGTGTGTAGTTCCAGAATTTCCAACAAGTCTAAATCTTAATGCTAACTTAACTTTTACAGCCATATTTTGACCAGAAACATCAGTAAAATTAAGGTCTCCAGTAGTACTAAATAAAAAATCTCTATTTATTGAAATACTAGAGCCAGTTATAGCAGCAACAGAGCCTAAATCAATGATGAGCTTGTCGCTAGATGCTAGATTGAAACCATAGTTTGCGCCATGATAATTAACATTGTTGAATCTATAACCATTCCAAATCGGAATCTCGTTAGAGCTAAATTCGTAATCTGTTGAAGTGTCACTATTATTATTATAGCTTATGAATGGCATATCAAAAGGAGTTAAATGAGCATACTGCCCTTTGACTTCTTTAAGAACTGGAAGCATACCAAAATCAGCTCCAAATCTTTTATAAAATGTGCTTGGTCCTGTTTCTACAATTATATTTGCAACACCATTTGAATCTGGATTTACAGAACTTGAGTTAAGATATCTTCTAAAGAAATTACTAATTCCAGTAACTGGGTCTACGGACGAATTGATATGATAATTGTTTACACTTATTATATGCCAAGTTCCGAAACTAAAGAAACATCTTGCACAAAAACTCTTACAAATTGAGTCTAATAAGAAAAAAGCATCTTTATACTTTTTTGTTCCGTCATCTTCATTAACATCAACAAAAGCCATAAAATTAAATCTGCTGAAATTTAATGGGTCTCTATGTGAAACAAAACCAGCTGAATCTGTACTCCAATTAACACTAGTAATTATCAAATTTTCATCAGCAGCAATATAATTATTAGTCCAAGGAATTTGAAGTCTGAAAGCGTTTAAAAAATAAGCAATTATTTGAAAAGAAGATGGCGTTGTATATGCAACGCCTTCGTTAAATGGTTTATCTTTTAAAGCTGCTAATCCGTCTATTGCCGTCAATGTTACTCTTTGTGGATAGTCAACATCTTTTTCATTTGAAACATCATTTAAAATTACACCAGCCCAATATAAATGAAAATCTTCGACTTCATTTCTGCTTTTATAAATAGCCATATCAAATTGACCATAATCTGCTGATTGGATACTATTGACAACGGCTCTTTGTGCATCATTTTCTAAAAAAATATCAAATTTCACTTCACTAGGTATTAATCCAGTAAATCTATTATCTGTATCTGTTTGATATGTTAAGCTAAAACCATCAGCACCTAAATTAGGAGTGTATTGTGTAGAATCAGATGAGTCATTATCAAATACTTCTATTTTATAAAAAACACCGACATCTGTTTGAAACTCTAATAAAAATTTTTTATCTCTTGCCATTAGTAACCTCTTGTTCTATCTCTGTTCTTTCTTGCTCTATCTGAGCTTATTAATATGTCTGAGCCACTTATACGACCAAACACCTCAACACTACCTTGACCTTCACCAATCATTGATTTAAGTTTATCTAATGGAGCTATGACCTCTGGATTAGACATTGATGTTCCTGGTCCTTCTCCAACAAGACCAAGAGTAGCTCCAGTAACCATACCACCTTGTGCAAAGGCTGGAATTTGTGTTGAAGCAATAGTTGCTATTTGAGCAGCTCCTATCACACCAGCAGCGATTGACAATGGTATATTAGGCAATGCTTCAACAACAGCAGAAGCAGTTGCTACAGTAGCCTCGAGGAGTGCAACAGCCTTAGCTCTTTTTGCTTGTTTCTTGTCGGCTTCTGCTTTTTTATTGTCAAATTTTTCATTGATATCGTTTATTGCTTTTTCTTTTTCTTCTTCACTCATTTTAGAAGCAGCAATTTTATCTAATTCTTTAGCTTTTTCATTATCTAACTCAACCATTCTTTTATTATGTAATTGACTAAATAAATTAGAAACGCCTCCAACTAATTTTGATATTTCTGCAAATGTGTCTTGAATTTTTCTTTTATATTCGTCAGCAAAATCAAAGAATGCACCCTCTAAACTTTCTAAGCCATCTGGTTTAATATCTGCTATTCCCTCTAACTCTGTTGGTAGTGATAAATTAGTTGGAATTTGTCCAGGCTTTTTTGGCTCTATTCTACCAGGTGCTGCACTCCTTTCTATTGTAATAGTGGTTTTCTTTGGAATTGCGTTTATTGATTTAGTAAGATTATCAACGCCATCAGTTGTATCTTTGACCTCTTTTTTAAATTCCTCAAGGTCTAAAGTATCTATCAAATCAATATCTAGTCCAGGTATTTTATTGATAGCTTTAATCATTTGATTGATAGCCTCAATAACTCCGTTAGCCATCTTTCTAAAGAAGTTTCTAATCTTAACGGCAGTTTCACTTGACGATGTTGCTAGAAAAGCTATACCAGCTACAAGACCAGCTATTGCAGTTGCTATTAATCCAATTGGATTAGCTGCCATAACAACTCCTAAAACTCTTATAATCTTTAATAAACCTCCAACGGCAGTAGTTATTTTACCAAGTAAGAAAATAGCTGGACCTAATGCAGCAGCAAAACCAGCAACTTGGACTATTGTCTTTTTTTGTTCATCTGTCAAACCTCTTAAAAATCCAACAAGACTTTTTACTTTTTCTACAAATGGACCTATATTATCTGAGATTATTTTACCAAACTCCTCTCCTAAATCTCCAAGAGAATTTTGTAATTGTTGTATACCACCAATACCAGCTTGAGCAGCAGCTTCAGCACTTCCTCCATATTGTTTGTTAAGTTCGTCTAATATTATAGTCTGAGCATCTGCTAGTCTATTTGTTTCAGCTAAAGATTTTATTGTTGCTTTCTGTTCTTCTGAGAATTGTATACCACTACGACTAAGAGCTGATAAGTTTGCGACTGGGTCGTTCAAAGCCTTACCCAATTGAATAGATGCAGACTTTAAATCTCCATCAAGTCGAGTTGCTAAATCTAAAGCAGCTACTTGAGTTCGTGCAAATTGCTCTCCACTAATATTAGTAAACGTAAGTAGTTGAGCAGTAGCATCTTTTAAAATAACCTCATCGCCAAATATTGTCTTACCTTGTAAGTCAGCAGCCATCTTTTGAAGTTGCTCAGAAGTAAATCCAGCAGCGTTGCCAGTACTTCTTAAACCAGACTCAACTTGTGCTAATGCTTTTTGTTGTTTGTCAAATGCTTTAACACTTGCAGCTCCAAAAGCTAAGATTGGCAAAGTCAAATTTCTGCTAAGATTTTTACCAGTCTTTTGCATTGATTTGCCAAATCGCTTCATAGATGAGGATGCTTTCCTCAATCCACTCATAAATTGCTTATCGTTCAACGATAACTTAATACTTAAATTCTTCTCAGCCATTGTCTTTATTTAGCAATTCATATTTCTTTTTAACATATTCTGCTCTCTTTCTTTGTTTGTTGATGTCGGTCTTTCTTTTCTTTTTCTCCCAATCAAACTTAACAAGTTTCTGGGGAGTTAGGTTTTGTCCTTTCTTTGTATGTGGTTGTAAATTAACACAAGCCAACCATCGTACTCGTTCCCACTCTTGACGCTGCTCTAATTCAAATCGGTCATTAATACCTTTTTGAGTACATAGAAACTCGTGAAAAGTTAGATTCCAAAAGTCTTTGGGTAATAAGCCAAGACCATAAGCAACTGCCTCTAGCTTATCCCAAGTTACTTCTTCTTCTTTGCCACTTTCTTCGTGGCTTTGTCGTTTCCCTCCGTTCCAAATTTAGCAGAGAATTGTTCTGAGAATACTTCTAACACTTTATTCAAAGCCTCAAAATCTTCATCTAACATATCAGCGACATCATCAACATTTAAAGAACATTCTTGACCACTCACTCTAGAGCCGTCTTTTATTCCGTTTAGGATTAGATAACAAGCATCATCTAAGCTCATACCCTCTCCTAGCTTATCTAAGTCAGCTAAACTTCTTCCAGTATCTTTACAGAATAACCTCAACGAGTTCATTCCAAATCTTACTGGGTAATCCTTTCCGTTTATTATAACTACTTCGTACATATCTTGTTGGTTTTATATTGCTAGTTGGGAGACGTGCCGTAGCACAATCCCCAACCAACAAAGAAATTATTAAATTGCGTTCTGAGTCAACGTTCCACTTCCCTCGATAGAAACCGAGTAAGTTGGAGCGTCTTCTGTTCCAGCAGAGTACTCCATACTAGAAATAAAACCAGAGCCACTATAAGTATAGTCTCCAGAAGCTGGAGAAGCTAAACCAAATACAAATGTGACTGGAGTTCTAGCCATTGCTTGAGTAAATAACTCATCTGGCTCTGTGTCACCAGCTCCAGTATTAAAGTCCATAAGACCATCAGCCGAAAGACTGAAAGACTTTTGTCCTCCTATTAAATCTCTAAATCCCTGACTGTCCTTAGTCGAGATGTCTATCGTATCAACGTTGATTGATAGCGATACAGTTTGTGAGTGCATTAGTTTAGCATTCGCACCACCATCACTAGGACTTACAGTAAGCACTAGGTCTGTTCCGTTAAAAATTGCCATAATCTTTTAATTTTATAATTTATAATTAGCTAATATCTAAATCCTTTGAAGTTTCCTTCTTTTTAGATTTTTTCTTTGTTGTGTCTATTGCATTGTTATGTCTGAGAAAATTAAAGACTGTTCTCACTACTTCGTAAGATTCGCCTTGTTTGTATTCTATTCCTCTACATTCAATATCTTTTTTTATCTTTACTTTATACATATCTAATTTTTTATCCAATGTTAAATCTATAATCTTGTGCTATTCCATAAAAGCCTTGCTGACCAGCAGAATCGTCAAATAATTCATTTTGATTTTGAAAAAATATCTTATCAACCTCTACACCTTGAAATGTGCCACTAACATAGTCTAACGCCGTCCTTACTTTATTAGATAATGTTATTAAATTAGAGTAGCTTGTGCTATATAAATTAATTTGTACCGTCACATAATCATATGTACTAGGACCATTCTTTGTATTGTTCGGCTCATCTGATACTACTTGATAAGTAATGTATGGAGTTTGAACATCTTTTGGAAAGTCAAAACGACTTGGAAAGATTCTTGGGTCTGTGCCTAAATCAGATATTATAGCTAACACGGCTGCATTATTTGTTAAGATGTCGAATATTGCTTTACCTACTGTCATTACTTCATTTTTTTATCAATGAGCTTTCTTATTTCTGATATTACGCTATTGATAGCCGTATTACCTTTACTAGCAGCAGTCTTATCTAACATTCTAAGTCCTGGAATGCCTCTAAATCCATACTCTAAGAAATAAAAATAAAATCCACTTTTATTCATAGCTGCAAATGATTTTTTAACTCTTGGTCCAATATATACTGTGGGTGGCTTTCCTTTTACGTTTTTACCATTTATTATAGTCC